CTTAAGATACAACCAATCATCTTACCTAATTGAGCGCCTGAAACTGCGTTTGTTCCTATATGCCTGTTAATAATAGCGCTATCTCCGATCGCTGTTCCATCGTTGAACCCTGTGTCGTTAGCAACCATATCATCAAGTTTTGCTTCGGTAATAATATCACCAGCTGTCCAAGTTACTACAATAAAATCATCAGCCATATTATACCTCTACTTTCTCCACCCTAAACTTAGAATCTTTTTTACCCCATTGTCGCCCTTTGCTATTATCTTTTTCTTTATCCGCGTGATTTTTATGTCCCCTAAAATCTCTAGTATCATTCCCGCAATAACATTCAAAAGCCAACTCTCCGTCTTGAGTTATAGAAGGACAAGCACACCCTTTAATTTTCTTGCCTTTTTTATCTTTAATCGGTTGATCATATTTAAAATCAATTCGGTCTTTTTGAGGAGAATTTTGAACAGTATAGGCTGTTCCTAATCGCTCCTTACACCCATTGCAGAAAAAACCATATTTCTTAAACTTCCCTGAAGCAGAAGCAGAACATTTATCTTTGAAAGTATCTACAATCTGGTCATTAAAACGACATTTTACTAAATGGCTATGGTAAATATTTTTATCGTCCCCTTGATTATAAAATTTACAGCCAATCGCTTTACAGAGAAGGCTTCTTTTCGGTCTTAGTGTGCTTTCAGAAACACCTAATAGTTTGGCTAAGGCATTAACCTTTCCGTCCGACAAACCATTTATCATTTTTACAATTTTTTTTATCATTTTACTCCTTAGGGTCCGACTACATCTGAACTAATTTCTTTTGTTCCATCATCTACCAGAGAAGTTCCGACAATAGCGTAAGATTGAATTACCTTCTCCCTTAATAATACTTTATAAAAGTATCCTTCCGCAAGTTTTTCAATTTTTGCTACATACATATAATAAGTTTCGCCTGTTGATCCTTCATTCACAGTAACCATATCTTCTAATTGAAGATGAGGCAATCCCTTTATGGTAGTTTCCAAAGATTTCTTAGGCTCTTTAAATGAATAGACTATGGTATCTCCGAGCGTCCGCGCATAATCAGCACTTTGTATTAAATCATTTTTCAGTTCATAAAATTTTAAACCAAATTCGTCTATTGATTCTTGAGCGTCTGTGTCTGGTGTTTCATAAGATATCTCTTTTACAACCTTTGCGGGAGTACCAAAAATAACTAACTCTGTAAGATAAACTTTACTTGCTCCGCTATTTGTAAAAATCATTTTCGCAATAGTTCCACCTAAAGTTTCCCAAGTAATTATAGATAAATCATTAGTCTTATCTGTTTCTGTCCCATTTTCCGAAGTATTACCTTTAAAGTATGAGGTTGCTCCACCTGCTGTTGGCTCGGTTATAGCAGTACAAGGCAATTCCCCATAATCGTCCTGAAACTCAGCCCATAGCTCTAAGGTTTCTCCTGCATTTATAACAGAAGCTCCCTCTTTTTCGAATATCTTTTGACTAGCTTGTACCTCTCTAGGCATTGCGGTTATCTTTGCTTTGTTAATTACTTCTGTTGGCTCTAACCCAACATCTATAATTTCTTCGTCATAGTCTAAGGTATATTGACTTGAAGTATGAGGACTTTGTGATAAATGGTAACGGTTCTCAAAACACATTATCCCTTCTTCATCTACATAGAAAGTAGCATTTTCCGCTTCACAAACTTTTCTAATAATGTCTAAAGCCTTCTGACCTTTTTTAATCCAAGTAAAAGGAATAGTCATCATAGAAGTTTCTAAAGAAGATTGCCCTGCGGTAAATCCAGCGTCTGCTAAAACCTGCGCAATAACTTCATCTCCTCTGTGATCTTCTAATAAATACCCTGTACTCATTTGCCAAGTTTCTAAATAATGTAAAACATCATAGGCATTTATTATTGTTTCGGCTAACTTAATATTATTTTTCGGTCTATCGGTCATTCCAACAAATTGAGGTATTGAATAAGCATTATAGCCAGAAAATAATTTAATAAACCTTCCACCTCTAATAAAAGAACCAATATAATTATCTTCTTCGGTGGAGTCGCAAATCCTAATATAATCTATCTTCAAATCTCCTAAAGTTACACTAGCAGGAACAGTTGCTTCATTGAAAATAACCCTTATAGTGTCAATAGCAGTTTGAACAGGAGTCCCGACTTTAGTAGCCGCTTTCTTAATTTCATTCCAACCATTCTGTAAAATCTCTGAATTAACAATTTGTATTCTATAATAATTTGTAGTAGCATCTGAACCGATCCTAATTTCGACAGCATTAGCAGTTGCTAATTTAGTTTTATCTTTTACATATAAAAATAAAGCAATTTTTTTATCTGCGTCTGCTATGCTCGAGATATCTATGACGGAAGGAGCTTTATCGTATTGTGCATAAGTATTTTCTGAAGCCGCTGTATTGATCCCACAATTCAAACTATTTGTCCCTTCTTTTCTCGAAGTAGAAATTGTTGGTGCTATCCCGTCTTGAGATTGAGTCCAACCTGTTGCTACATCACAATCATCAATCTCTACCGCGGTTCCAAACGGTAAAGCGTGAGGTAAAAATCGTTTGGAAGTATTATCTAATACAATTGAAGCCCTTGATTTAATTACTGAATTTAAAGGAAAACCTGTTTCTCTGATAAACTCGTATTTTTTTACATATTGGGTTTCGTTCTCATAAGTATATTTATCCCATTCCGTCACCGCCGCCGCATTTCCCTTAACTATATCCTGTCCACTGACTACTGAAGTACCAACAACCGCAAAAGTAATCGTTGCTAAAAAATCGTTTAAATCCCAAGCAACTCGCAACTGATATGCAAGTTTTTGGCTCTTTGAAGCGATTATATTTGTTAATTCATCGGGTATTGTTTGCATTATCTTTTAGTAGTTTCTCTTAAGGTTAATTTAAAATTTACCATACTGCCACCAGCACTTTCTTCGTCGCCTAAGATAGCCGCTACCTCTACATTATTTGCTACTGACCATTTATCAGTATAAGAAAAATTTATTGCTCTATTATAATCTAAAGCGGTAGTTAAAAAATCATATACAGTTGTATAAAGAGTAGCATCCACATTTTTAAAAGTTAAAATATACTCATATTTCCTAAAAGCAGTTTGCTCTAAAGTTGTTCCATTTAAAGTTTCTTTTTGGATTTTATCCCAAATATTTTTCTTAACTAAATTCCCGACTTGAGGATGTTCAAGGGTTATCGTATTAACTCCGTCTGTAAGTGTTGGTTTAGTTGCCATATTAGACCTTCTTTCCTATAATACTAATTCCTTGAGCGCCAAAAGCCCGATCGGCTTTTTCTATAATTGTTTTTGCCCATTCTTCAAAAGCGACTTCTGTTCCTGCTACTATACCTCTATTTGAAGCGTCCACTACTAAAGTTATATTTTTCCCTTCTACCAAACCTTCATTAGATATAGTAGGCAATTCTCTTGCATTAGAATTTAGTTCACTAATAGAATCTGAAAGATTTTTAGTAGTTGCTTTCGCTTGATCTTCAATATCAAATAATGCTCGTTCAATGAATGAAGGAGAGTGAATACCTAAACCAGATTTAAACCCGTCCCAGAGTCCTTTAGCAAACTCTTTTGCTCCGTTCCAAGCTTTCCTTACTAATTTACCAATAGCGTCTATTGCTTTTTGAAACCACTCTGTAACTTTTCCAGGTAATTTTTTTATGATATCAACAACTCCGTCTATCATTACTTTACCTAATTCTCTAGTTTTATTTGCCGCACTACCAATCCAAGAAACGATTGTTCCAGGTATTTTTGAGAGCCAATTAGCAATTCGGTTAGGAAGTTTTGAAATCCAATTTATTGCTCCCGTAATTCCGTCTGCAAACAGTTTAATTAAACTTCCTATAGCCCACCCGATAAAATGCCCGATTAAATATGGAAGTTTACCTAAAAACTCTATTGTTTTTGCGGGGATTTGTGCTAGCCAATCTATAATACTCATTACACCATCGCCAATCCATTTAGCAGCATTTTTTATAGCAGTAACTATATCTTTCCAATAGACAACGAGTAGTGCTATCGCCGCTCCGATTAGTAATAATGGCCATATCTCCGCTAAAGTAGCTATCGCCGCCTTAATCATAGTAAAGGTATAAATTACAAGCGCTGGAACTATTACGCCAAGAATAGCGCCTGCTAAGGCAACCATAGCCCATTGATTTTGTTGAAACCAACCGATTATACCTACTCCAACTTCTACAACCGATCCGATCCCCGCTATAATCGCATTAAAAACCGATTGAATAGTTTCTCTATTCTCGTCTAACCAAGTCATAAAGACCTGTGCGGCATTTTTTAAGTGAAAGAATAAACCACCTTTTTTTATTTCACCATTTTCATTAATACCTATAATCTCTCGTCCAATTCTTCCAAAGTTATCTTTAATATTTGATAGAATACCGCCGAAAGTTTTAGACTGGGAGTCCATCATAGTACCCCATTTTCCTTGCTCGCCACCTAGACTTTGTAATGCTTTTTCAACTTCGGGAAATCCTACTTTGCCTTCGCTAACTAAAGCCTTAACTTCTCCCTGAGAAACACCAAATTGTTCTGCTAAAAGTTTAATTAAAGGAACGCCTGCGTTGGTAAACTGCATAAGGTCTTGTCCCATTAAATGACCTTGAACTTTAACCTGCCCGAAAGCGTAAGAAATTCTACCGATGTCAGCTCCTGTTCCTGACGATATATTTCCTAACATTTTAACAGTCGGTATCATTTCATCAGCACTAACTCCAAAGGCCATAAGTTGCTTTGCGGTTTCTACTAATTGAGGTAATTCGAAAGGTGTCTTAGCGGCAAAATCAGAAATTTTAACCATTAACTTACCTGCCTCATCAGCCGAACCAAGCATTGTTCCAAAAGCTATTTTAGCCTGCTCGAAATCAGAAGCACTTTTAGTCGTAAAAACTCCCGCCGCGACACCTGCCACACCGAAAGCCATTACGCTTTTCTTTGCAACTCCTACTATCCCCTTACCGATATTATTTAAGGCTCCTGTCGTAGTTCCAAGACTACTAATATCGGACTTTACGGAAGCAATTGCCGATTTAAAGCCCGATACGTCCGCCTTTATAGAAGCTAAGATAGAACCTATATTAAACATTTTTACCTCTTGTTTGAGCCTCCGTTATTATACCTTTAAGTCGATGTAGTCCTTCTCGGTCCAACTTTTCATTTTCCCAATAAGGATTATCTTGTTCTAATTCTTCATTTAACCTTTTTGCTAATTGTCCGATTTTGCTTTTAGATTTCTTATAATCTATTTGCCAAGTTGGTTTCGGATCGTTCAATAGTGTCAATGAGATTAAATTTTCTTCAGCTCTTAAGTTGCGGATATTTGTTAGGTAGCCTTGCAATAAAGGTAGTGGCATATTTGCCATTTCTTTATGGCTAAATCCATAGAAACGGGCTAACCTAGCAAACGGCTCAACTATTTTTTTTTACTTAGCGCAATATCAGCGTTATTAACTCCGACAATAAATTTAATCATTGCTTTTAATTGAATAGAATTTAACCCGTCAAAGATTTCAGGCGGAATCTCAGGTATAATTTTCGTTATAACTTCCTTTATCGCCTTAATAAGCTCCTCTGGGTCATTCATAGTAGTAGTTTTATTTTCTAATTCAATTAAAGGTTTTAACTTCGTAAGAGGTGGAAGATTAAAAATAATCTCCTTACCTTTAATCTTGAAAGTTCTTGAAACTAATGTATCTAAGTCTAAGTAATTATCCATTTTTGCCCTTTTTTATTAACTAATTTTAAATTGTCGTATCACCGATAGTTGCTAGGTAGTTTCCTGCGCTCATATTTTCGTTTATTAGAGCCATCATCGTAACTTCAATAATAGTTTGCTCATCGAATTTATGAGGTAGTGAAACTTCATCAATTGATACTGCACTCCACATCACAACATCATCATCCTTGTTTGCAGTGGCATTTTCAGTTGGGTGTAGAACCAATCTCTTAGCAACAGAAGCAAGGGAAAATCCTGCCTGTTTACCAATAGTTAATTTATTGCGTTCACCAGTACTAAAATAAGTTCCCGAAGGAATAGCGGCTTTCAAAACATTATAGGTTTTTTCTGCTAAAGGAATCTTAACCGAAAAATTCTCCGCTTTTAATCTCTTATCTACTGGAGTATCGCCATATAAATCGACTGTAATATCGGTAAAATCAGGGTCATAGGAAATTTCTACTCCGCCTTTTGTGTGTCCTAAATCCGTTCCGTCAAAATTGACAGAGCAAGAACCTAATTTTACTTTTGTAATATCTCCCATTGTAACTCCTTCTGCCCTTAATTTGCGAGCCGACTAACTCGCGTTATTAACTAATTTAATTATCGTATTTTTAACAAATAGTTGCAACTAATTTCAAAATTATCATTATCGTCCCTACCTATATCTCCTGGCTCTTGTTGTGCATTACAGAAATAAACATAGTTATCACCTAGATTAGTATTCATTAATCTATGTAAAATATTATAAGCGTTCATCGCTAAAGTTTTAGCTTCTTCATATTCGGTTGCTCTTGCTATTATTTGAATAGTTGGATTTGAAATCGCCATATCAATCTCTGGTTTTAATCCACCCGTATCATAAATAGTTAAACACTCTTTTGGTTCGCTCGGTTGTATTCCTAAAAAGATACTTGTTCCCTCAATCAAAGCAGTAGCATTATCAGAACCTTTAATACCTTGAGCTACTAAGTAACTTGATATTTCTTCAATAAGTTTAGCCATTTAAAGCACTCCTTAATATTCCTTCTAAATACTTTTTCCCTGTACTTACTAAATTTTTCAAAGGATCAATAAGATATTTTCCTTTTCTGCCTTTTTGGAATTTATATTCTGGGTGTTCATGAAGTCGTGCTGCATAAGGTGTATTATAACCAACCTTACCTTCTATCATACCACCTTTATTTGAAGCTGGGACTGTATGACCTGAACCTGCTAATGTTCCGATATCCATAGGGACTTGCTTTTCACTATCTGCTAAAAGCTTATTTGTTAAATCGTTAACTCCTTGCTCTATGGAATTAACAACAATTTTCTCGACCTTATCGAGATTTCTTAGAACACTACTTATTCCTTTAAATTGACTACTCATATCTTAATAATACCTCTCTATGTGAATTTTGCTCTATAAAGCCTTTTGTAGAAACTGAAATAACCCTATAATTAACTCCGTCTTTTATAACCCGATCTTCGTTAGAAATTGAGATATCTGACTCTAAAAACATTTTAACTTTAGCGGTTATGTCATTGCCTTTTTCGTCTTTGACTAAATCATTTATCTCCTGCCACCTACAATCTACTTCCGTACCTGTGCTAAAACTTTGCCTTCCCCATTTATCTAATACTCCCTGGAGATAAATAGTCGCCTTAGTTTGTAGATAAGTTTCAATCATTAAAATACTCCTGTTCGGCAAATAAACATTTCTAATAAATCGTATGCTTCTTTAGGCATTGCAATACTTTGTCCACCGACATCAAAAGTTTCCGATAAATCACCAATAGAATAAGATTTAATACCTTCTGCTTGTAATTGTGCTCTACCCGATTTATTCTTTCCGTCTAAAAGCCAAAGGGCAATTTCACATTGAGCGTCTTTAATCTCTTGAGGTATTTTTTTAACAATCGTATATTCGCAAGTATTATCTATCGCGGAAGTAAAAGCAGAACTAACTGTTATTTTTCCCGTAGCCCTGTCGAAATCACTAATCAATCTTTTCTCAAACTTATTCGTTCCGCTAGTGATATAAAGACAACCACCATTCCAATAATCATCAGGATATAATTCTGAATTACTTGTTGAAATTAAATTAGTATCGATTAAAGTTGTAATACTACCGCTAAAAGCCTTTCCGTTCCAATTTTCCTCATCACTTCGGGGAAACTCTAATCGTTGATGTTCGCCATCATATTTTTCGTGGAAAAAGCGACATCTATCTATTATTCTAGTTGCTTGTTTCAGCACTAATTCTTTATTGGCGTCCGAAGCGTTTGCCCAAGAATTAGGACCATAATAAAAACTTGTAAAATAATCATTAGCTTCTGCTAAAGTGGTATAACTGTCGGCGTCTTTATGGGTTGGAATTGCATTTATTGACATAATTTCTCCAATACCCTTATTAAATTATTTACTGTATTCTCTATCTTATATTTTAGCACATATTGGCTAGTGTTAAAAGATTTTTTCCTCCAGTCCTTTCTTTCTTCATAAACAAACCTCATTGCTCGTTGTAAATCTTTGATATCACATTTTATAAAATTCCCCAAGTCCCCTTCTATATTATCATATCTTGCTTTAACTGATTTATAATTTACGGGTATCATATATCTATAACTAAAGTATTCTTGAATTGAGTGAGCGTTTGGAGCAATAACAGGAAGTCCTGTTGCCATTGCCTCAAGTGGCGGTATTCCAAAACCTTCACCCCTTGAAGGGAAAACAAAACAATCTGCCTCTTTCAAAAGCTCAAACATCTGCTCGTTAGAATATCCTTCGTTAATTGATTCCATATTCGGATATTGATTTAAAGAAACGATATTTTGTCCGTGTTCTTTTGCTACTGTTTTAAAAATAATTCTTACAGGTTCGCTCGGTTTAAATTCTCTTTTAAATGCCTCAAATAATTCGTGCCAACCCTTGCGAATAGTAAAAGCCTCATAATTTAAAAAGGTAAAAATATCCCGTTCTGGTCGATCATAATATTTATAAACATCGGCATTATAACCTAAGTTAAGAACCTTTATCGGAGTTTTAACTCCACACCTTTCAAATATTTCCTTGCCCCATTCTGTTGGAACTAAAACTAAATCATATTTATTTAAAAACGGTATCCAATTATCAGGTATCTTGTCTGTTTCAAACATCGTAAAACAAACTTTTTTCGGTCCGTGTACCCATTTAAGATTAGTCGGGTAAGAATAAACAAGCGAACAATCTTTCGGCTTGTCTGTTTCAAGCTTATCTAGTAACTGAATACCTTTCTTTTTGAGATAGTGAATAATTAAATCTTTAGAAATTCCATAACCATTATTCCTATCCTTTACTGTTATCATCTCAAGTTTCATAAAATACCCTTTTAGGTTAGCAGCAGGAAGTAAGAATAAAAGGGCGGAATTATTCTTTTTATAAACTTCCTGTTGCCAACCTAAAAGATTGGCATAGCGTTTAGCTAATCAACTGACAAGCAAGAGCTTCACGAATTGTCTTAACTCCGTAAAGTAAGTCGATAGTTGTTAAATATCCACCGTCTTTATGAGAGTAAGAAGTCATTACACGAAGTCCAATTCCGTCTGCACTAAGAACTTTCGAAACAACTCCATATTGAGGACCTGGAGCGGCTAAAGGTCTAGAAACCATAACAAAAGCACCTTTATTGAAAGCCAAGTTTTTAGTAGAAACAGGAGAAGTTCCAGTAGTTTTTACACCTTGAGACATAAAGATATCAAATCCGTATTTTCTACCGATTGAAGCGTCTTTCAATGCACTCTGGTTATCACTTATCCAGTTAGAACTTGTGAATTTTTCAAGTTTAAGCAATGCGGCGTGGTCTTTAGTTGAAATAACAACGGCTCTGTTAGCCAACGGAGCTTTTGAATCATTTAGCTTCTTACCAGCGTCTATGATGTCATCTGCGTCTAAATCTGTTCCAGCGCTACCAATTAAGTTAGTGGTTACATTTGAATAAAGCATTAAAAGATCGCTTTCGATTTGTTCAGCAAGAACAGCAACACCTTCGTCCATAAGGTCTGCCTGAT